ATCATAGTGTTTACTTTTATGATAGCTTGTTTGATAGCTACTGTATTAATTATAAGAGACAATGAAAATGATTAAAAGATTTTTTTATTGGGTGAACGAGTGTTGGAACTTAATAATGAATGCTAAGTATAATCCATTGCGATTTATTCCAGACCCATCAATCCAATCTTACTTTATGTTGGTATTGTTTACCATGTGGAGTGCTTACTTTGGTTTTGTTGCTATCTTTTATATGGGTTGGTTGGGTTATAATATTATGACAAGTGTGATAGTCCACTTAACAGTTTTAATTCCTGTTGTCTTTACTAATGCAGTATTCAGAGATGCAGAAAGAGATGGTGCTAAATGGTATTTACATTTAAAAGAACAAGAAAGAATAAGAAAACTCTTTACTAGTAAAAAGAATATAGTTAAGTGGGACATGGACAAGGAGGCATAATGAAAGCAACAATGAATAAACAAGAGTATGCAGAGTTTGTAGAAGCTGTTGATGAAATCAAAGCTAAAGCTAACATCAATATTAATCATAGTGTGACGTATGATGGTGATAGTTTTATAGTGGAGATATTAGATAAGGATGTAAACTTAGCATATTTAGATGAAATATTACTTGACAAAGAGGAGCAAGTATGATACAATTCAGTATCTTGAGCAACCGAACAAGCCCTCTATCTCCAAGTATTAGTAGGTTTGGTTCTAACCACAACTCCGAGAGTAGTTGGCTCATAACTCTCACTAATTTTAACAACTTCAAACTTAATCATAGGAGGTAAATATGATAGTAGAAGGAACTGCGTATTGGGCAAGTATTAAGACACCTAATACGACTTTTGAACCTGTGTATACAGTCAACCTTGTTGTTGACCAAGAGACAGCAGATAGTTTTGCTGGACGTGGACACACAGTAAAGCAGATGGATGAAGGTCCAGCTTTAGTTATCAAGCGAAAGGTGAGTGGTCCTAATGGTATGATTAGGAATGCACCCAGATTACTTGATGCTAACAAGCAAGACATTAATCTAGCTGTTGGTAATGGCTCTAAGGTAAGAGTACAATGTAGTGAATATGATTGGGAGTATGCCGGTAAGACTGGTAAAAGCCTTGACCTACAGGGTGTTCAAGTCATAGAGCTAGTGGAATATAAAGCAGAGGATGGCTCTGAATTTTTTGATAGTAACGAGGAGTTTTAATTATGACTGATGAAAATAATCCACAAGTCACATACAAAACAGAGAATGGAGTGTATGATGTACTTAAACTTTCGCAAGATGCTCAAGGTTTATTCAACATAATAGTTGAGTGTACCAATGAGGTCAACAACTTGCGTAGACGAATTGCTGTACTTGATGCAGCAGTTCAAAACTTCAATGGTCAAATGCAAGAACATCTAACAGATGATGCATTGATTGAGGAAGATAGTGAAGAGGAAGCTTCAGTAGAAGAAGACTCTTAACGACAACGAGGTGTGCAGAAAATGTGGATAGCACTTAAAGTATAAATCCAGTTTGGCACGGTAGTCCATACATAGTATCGGCTTAGATGTCATATGAACAACGCCTCACTTTTTTATAGGAGATAGAATTGAATACAAAATTTATTAAACATAAGCTACCCTGTCCCAAGTGTGATAGTAGTGATGCTGTTTCTTTGAATGCTGATGGGTCTGCTAAATGTTTTAGCTGTAATGCTTTCATTCCAGACTATGACAAAGCAGATGATATGAGTACAAATACTAACACTATTGTACCCATGAAACAACCAGAGACATCATTCTTGAACTCATACACAGGAGTATATGCACCATTGACTGATAGGAATATATCAGAACAAACTGCAAGGAAGTTTGGTGTGAAGGTTGTTAAAGACCATGCTGGTCAAGTCAAGCAACATATCTATCCATTTCATAATGGAAGTGAGATAGTTGCGACCAAGACTAGGTATGTAGACAACAAGAACTTCTCATGCAATGGTACGTTTGAAGGGACAGGGTTGTTCGGTGAGCAACTGTATCGCAACAAAGGTGGTAAGTATTTAACCATAACTGAAGGTGAATGTGATGCGATGGCAGTCTATGAACTCATGCAAGGTAAGTCTAGTGTAGTATCTATTAAACGTGGAGCTTCATCTGCTGTTAAAGATATACGAGAAAGCATTGAGTTTGTAGAGTCATTTGATAATGTTGTTCTTTGTTTTGACAATGACAAAGCTGGGATTGAGTCTGCTAGACAGGTTGCAAGAATACTCAAGCCAAGTAAAGCAAAGATAATAAACTTACCCAATGGCTACAAAGATGCTAACGAGATGTTAGCTAAGAAGAAGTTCCAAGAGTTCTCTACTGCTTGGTGGGAGGCAAAGACTTATACTCCTTCTGGTATCATGGAACTATCCAGTAAGAAGGATGAGTGGCTACACAGAGAAGAGAAAGAAAGCATTGCCTATCCTTGGGAGGGACTGAATAAGAAACTCTATGGTATGCGTAAGGGTGAGTTAGTCACCTTGACAGGTGGCACAGGACTAGGTAAGTCTAGTGTGACTAGAGAACTTGAACATCATCTTATCAAGAACACTAAAGATAATGTTGGTATCATAGCACTAGAAGAGAACTGGTTGCGTACTGCTGATGGTATTGTATCTATTGAAGCTAACGATAGGATATACTGATCAGAGAAACGTAGTAAGTATACTGAGGAAGAACTTCATACTTTGTTTGACAAAGCTATTGAGAAGGGTAGAGTATTTATCCATGCTCATCTTGGTGCGACAGACATTGATGAGATATTCTCTAAGCTGAGATATATTATTGTAGGGTGTGAATGTGACTGGGTTGTAGTTGACCACTTACATATGCTTGTCAACGTGCTAACTGAAGGTGATGAAAGACGTGGTATTGATATGTTAATGAATAGATTGCGTAGCTTAGTTGAAGAGACTGGTGTAGGTATGATACTGGTATCACACTTACGTAGAGCTCAAGGTGATAGAGGACATGAAAAAGGAATACAAGTTTCTCTTTCTCACCTCAAAGGCTCTCAAGGAATAGCACAATTGTCCGATTGTGTAATTGCACTAGAGAGAAACCAACAGGCAGAAAATCCAGAGGAAGCTAACATAACTAAGGTTAGAGCCTTGAAGTCAAGATATACTGGTGATACCGGTATGGCTTGTAGTTTAAAATATGACATTGATACTGGTAGATTACATGAAATAACTGAAGAGGAGACTTTTGCGAATGAATCTTATTTTTGATATAGAAACTGATGACCTTGATGCTACTAGGATATGGTGTATTGTAGCTAAAGAGGTTGATGGTAAAGTCTATAAGTTTGGGCACAATCAAATAGAAGATGCACTAGACTTATTACATAGTGCCAAGACTTTGATTGGTCATAACATTATAGGTTTTGATTTACAGATACTCAAACGTTTACATAACTTTGTGTATCGAGGCAAGGTAATTGATACTCTTGTTATGTCAAGACTTTACAATCCAGTCAGAGAGAATGGTCATAGTCTCAAGACTTGGGGATATAGATTAGGTATTCCTAAAGAAGAGCAACCTGACTTTGACAACTATACACCACAGATGTTAAACTATTGTGTGCAAGATGTTAAACTTAACGAAGCTGTATATAAGTTCTTACAGAAAGAAGGACTAGGTTTTAGTAAGCAGTCTTTTGACTTAGAGCAAATGACTACTGCTATCATAGCTGAACAAGAAAGGAATGGTTTTTACTTTGACAGTAAACAAGCTATGACTTTGTTAGCAGAACTAAAACAAAAGATGGCAGATGTAGAAGATGAAGTGCAGAAAACATTTAAACCTAAATGGGTTGATGACAAAGAAGTTTTACCATACATTAAAAAGAATGGTGAACTCAGTAAGCGAGGACTTACAGATGAGGAGTATGTACATTGCTTGAATACACAAAACTTTCAACCCTTCATGCGTAAGAAGTTAGTTGAGTTTAATCTTGGTAGTCGCAAACAAATAGGTGAATATCTCATTGACTTCGGTTGGCAACCAGAAAGGTTTACTCCTACTGGTCAACCTATTGTTGATGAGAGTACACTCAAAAAGATTACTCACATTAAAGAAGCTAAACTAATTGCTGATTACTTATTGTATCAGAAACGTATAGCTCAAGTATCATCTTGGCTTGACGTTGTTATGGATGATAGAGTTCATGGTAAGGTTATACCGAATGGAACTATAACAGGGAGGATGACACACAGAGGTCCTAACATGGCTCAAGTTCCTAACTTAGGTAGTCCCTATGGTAAGGAGTGTCGTGCTTGTTGGACTGTGCCGGAAGGTTATAAGCTAGTTGGTATTGATGCTAGTGGTTTAGAGTTGCGTATGTTAGCTCACTATATGAATGATGCTGACTACATTGAGGAGGTTGTCAATGGTGATATACATACAACCAATCAAGAACTTGCTGGACTGAAGACACGTGACCAAGCTAAGACATTTATCTATGCTTTAGTGTATGGAGCTGGTGATGCTAAGATAGGTAAGATAATTAATGGTGATATGAAGAAAGGTAAAGCATTGAAACAAAGATTCTTTGCTAACTTACCAGCATTAAAAACTTTACGTGACAGAGTACAACAAGCTGCCAACAGAGGTTTCTTAAAAGGTATTGATGGTAGAAAGATATATGTTAGAAGTCCTCACGCTGCACTTAACACCTTACTACAAGGTAGTGGTGCTATTGTAATGAAACAAGCTATGATAAATTTATATGAGTTGATTAAGTTAAATACTTATGATGCTAAATTTGTTGCTAACATCCATGATGAATGGCAACTACAAGTCAAAGAATCTCAAGCTGATGCTGTTGGTAGGATTGGTGTTGAGTGTATTGAGAAGGTAACAGAGCAATTTAAAATGCGATGTGAATTAACTGGTGAGTATAAAATAGGAGGTAATTGGAGTGAAACCCACTAAAGAAAATAGAAAGAAGTTTGACCTAGACTTAGAGTATGGTCAGATAAGAGAAGATAGGATAGCAGATATGCTAACTAATAAAAAGATTGAGGTCAAGTCAGAACGTGGTATGTGGATGAAGACTGGTAACATATGTATTGAGTATGAGTCATATGGTAAACCATCTGGTATCTGTGCTACTGAATCAGACTATTGGTTTCACAATCTTTGTATTGATGATGACATATTCTGCACGTTTATATTTGATGTCCCTAAACTAAAACAACTGATAGATAAACTAGATTTTAAGAAGTCTGTTAGTGGTGGTGACAACAAAGCAAGTAAGATGTGGTTAG